AAGGATTTGGTATAGATGTTGGGGACGGCACTGAGTCTCCTAGAGGACCAACATCATTGAACAGTGAACAATCATTACCTGATTGGGATATGTTGGAGCGTCCAACGGAAGACCCGGAGGAAGAATACCCAGCCGTTCGTAACAAGCGATTAAAACGCAAAAATAAAGAGGAGTCTGACGTTTATGAAGCAGAATCGGAAAATGAGTAATGCCGCTTTATTAATATACCAAGAGCAGACAAGGAGGGGTTAGTGTGTTGCTCAGAACTCGACAAGACAGCATCTCCCTGCTCAAAGGGAGCAACGACCTTGTGGTCGCAGGATATGCTAGTGTTGAACTGGTTGACAAGCAGGGGGATTTGATTACTCGGCCAGCCTTGAAAGATGCTTTCAAGAAATATATGGCAGACCCGAAGTATAGAAATGTGCAACTAGCGCACTCTAACATTCAGGTAGGAGAAGTCATTCCACAATACACAGATAGTGAAGGGAGGTTATGGAAAAGCGAAGTTGACGATGCAGGAATGTTCGTCGTAGTTCAACTTAGGAATGACATCGAAAAGGCACGAGAAGTGGCAGCAGAGGTCAGAAAGGGGAATTTAGCGGGATTCAGCATCGGAGGACAAGCATTCAAGCGAGTTCGGAAACATGATAATAGTCACGGCAATTATCAAGAAATCAGTAAACTAGAACTTCACGAAATCACTATCTGCGAAAAAGGAATAAACCCTGAAGCAACATTTAAAATCCTAAAAGAAGACAAAAAAATGGAGATGACTAAAATGAGCGACGATGTTATGGAGCAAATGAACAGCGTTCTTGAGCGCCTAGAAGGAAGATTGGACTCTATGGAGAAAGGTGAAATGCCACCCGGACTCAAAGAACACATGAAAAACAAGAAAGGCGACAAGAAAGAAGAAAAGAAAGACGAAGAGATGCCTGAGAAAGCATACAAGGCTGACGATGATGAGAAAGATGAGAAAGATGAGAAGAAAAAATCTGAATACTCTGACGTTATATCTGCTGAGTACCTAGACTGGATGGAGAACACTTTGAAATCCGCTGGTGTAGACACAGATGGTGCAAGACAGCACTTTGATGGTATCTCTAAGGCAAACCTTGGTTCCACACCTGAATCTATTGGAGACGGTGCAGATTACTTTGCAGGTCAAGTAAAGGGCCGTGCACAAGAAGGTGGTTCACCATCTACTAACGCTATCCAGCGTGCTGGACTAGGCAGCGGTGGTGGAGAAGTCAACAAAAGTGACTTTGTAACATCTGTAGACCCAGCATCACTAGAATACGCATACGAAGTCTTCAAGGCAGCAAAGCAAGAAGAAGAACTTCGCAAAGGTATGGAAGTCAACTTTGAGTCACGCTACGCTCATGAGAGAACTGAAGAAATTTCAAAAGCACAAGCACAAGCATTTGATGCTCGTGGGCCTCTTGATGAAGTAATGAAGGCTTTAGATTCACTTAACGATAGAATTGACAACATTGGCTCAGCAGAGTCCACAACAATCGCAAAATCCGCATCCCCTGCTATAGAGGTCCCATCCACGGCTGACCTCGGTAATATGTCATGGGATGAAGTTCACCAACTCGCTGGAGGATTATTCCGAGACGAGTGAAACTCAAACAATGAAGCAAAATAGGAGATGAAGAAATATGGCACGAAATTACGTAAGAACAGTCACTGACATGGAAAGGTATTACTACGGAGCAGGTAACTCAATGGGTTACTCCTACTCCGGTAGCGAATTACTCAAAGCAGACAGCCCTATGCTGTCTACCACAGCGGGAACATACCAAGCAATCTATGGTCGCAAAGTATGGTCACAGTTGAACCAAGAATTTAACGCATTCTCAATCCTTCCAAAGCGCCCATGGGACCGCAGCGGATGGAGAGTTATCACTGAGAAACCTAACAGCGGTGTAGTACACGGTGGAATTGCAGAAAACGGCACATTGCCTGAAACTGTTAAGCCTGTATTCCAGCACGTTGCAGCAAAGCCAAAGACCATCGCTCACTCATTCGATGTAAGCGAAGTTGCTGTCTTCCTTGCTGACAAGGACGATGGACTAGGCGACATGCGCTCAGTTCTCAAAGAAGAAATGGGTAAGCACCACGCTGAAATGGTTAACAAGATGCTTCTAACAGACTCTGAGACTGTTGCAGGTAACAACTTTGAATCACTAGACAGAATCACCGCAAACGACGGTGGTGCATCCGGTGGACTAACATCTATGGAAACTGGTGCTTCAGCAGGAACAGACCACTGTGGCGCTACTGACCTTGACATCTACAGCATTGACCGAAGTGCAAACTCTTGGGCTAACGCTGTTGTAAACTGTGGTAGTGACAGAGCATCCGGCAACCGTCGTACTATGTCACTAGACCAACTAGATGATGTGTTCCAGCGAATGTGGGAACTTGGTGGTAACCCTAAGGTTATCCTAACTGGATATGACACTCTAATGAGACTTCAGCAATTGCTACAGGCTCAGCAAAGATTCATGGAAGAGAAGAGAGTTACACCTACCTACAACGGTGTTAAGGGTGTACCGGGTATCGAAGCAGGTTTCATCGTAGCAACCTACAACGGTGTTCCAATCATTCCTTCCAAAGACGTAGAAAAGGACGGTCTAAGTAGGATGTACTTCCTAGACACTGACTACCTATACTTCTCTACAGCAATACCAACTCAATACTTTGAGTCAGGAATCGAAACTGGTGACCCATTCGCAATCAACAGACTAGGTCAAGAAGGACTTTACCGAACAATGGGAGAGGTATGGACTACCTTCTTCCGAGCACAAGGGAGTATTCGTGACCTAAAGTGAGGTCTTTTGGAGATAATAAAATAGGAGATGAATAATATGGCAACAGAATTAATAGCAACAGCAGCAGGCGGCTCTTTAACAGCAGCAGTAACTGGAGCATGGGAACTAAGAGCAGGGTCACAGGACACAACTGAATACTTGGCTCGTGGTGGAACTTACCCCGGTAACATAGACGCATTCAATGCACTACAAACAGATGCAGCGAATGGATATGACCCAGCCCCAAAGATGGCTATCCTAACTCTAGGAACAATCGCAGACAGCAACACAGTAACTCTAAGCGGAGGAATTAGTGCAATCACTGGAGCATTCATGACTACCTTTACAGCAAACAATGGTCAAACCGCTGGACTTTCATTCAGTGGTAAAGTCATTACTTTGGAAGCAACAGGTGCAGTTACCAGCGGTCAAGTTCTAGTGTTTTACTCTTGAGGTGCTTAACGTGCCTATAGTAACATACATCGGGCGCTCTCATGTAAGGAGAGCAACTGATAGTAGAATGAAGGACTGGGAGCAAAACAGACCAGTTGAAGTAACTTCAGCATGGCTTGACCACTATGGCGTTAGACTAGGTGAGGAAGATTTCAGAATTGAAGGTTGGACTCCTGAAAGCGCTGAAGAGCGAAGTGTTGACAAAGGCGGAGACGGTATACCTGACGAAGGCTGGAGTCGCAAAGACATTAGCAAATGGCTAGCAGCATATAATATTAAACCAAGAGGTTACGCTACTAAGACTCAATTACTTGAGTTAGTTGCTACTGTAATGAGCCCTGATGGGGTAGCAGAAACAGAAGAACTTGTAGCAGAATCTCAAGAAGAAGAAACTCAAGAAGGAGATGAAGAATAATGGCAGTAAGCATAGACAACAGACCGAGTTATTTCGGTGACAGAATGATAGTAACAGGAACTTATGGTACAAGCGACTCATCAATAGATTTGAGTGGTTTGTTAGCAAGTATTGACTTTGCAGCAGTAACACCTTTCGCCGTAAGCGGTGATAACGAAGTAGAAAGTGGTTCAGCAGCAGATGGAAGTGACAAAGCACCTTTCGTTTCACCGGAGTTCGCAACAGTAGCAAGCGGTAGTACAACTATCAACGTTAACGCTGCTGGGTTCGATACTTCTAACCAAGGTGGTACTTTCATAGCAATAGGTCGCCGCTCTTGAGGTGACTTAAATGGCTAAGTCAGTATCAATTCTAGGGCCTTTCCCGCCCGGTGACTTTGCTGATGCCACACAAAGAGCAGCGATAGAAACTGCTATTAGCGACGCTATCGCTTCAAACACGTGTGTCACGGCTGACCCGCATGTAGTGCTGGGAAACATCTATATCATTGTCACAACCAGTTGAGAGTGGTGATTATGAATGGGTTTAGACATTTCCACCATTGACTTTGAGGACATCAGTCGCTTTCAAAAGCAGAACCTACGTGCAGACGTAAGCATAGACCAGTCTACCTTTGTTGACCCTGAGAATCCTTTGAAGGGTATCACCAAAGAGCAGCGCAATCGCAATAGCGAGGCTGCTGACGTGCTCAACATAGGTTCCGGTACACGCTGTAAGCACTGTGGAATGCTTCACTTCTTATGGCGTGAAACATGCGGTGCTTGTAGTAAACCAATGGAATACAATCTAGCAACTAGAAGTGAGGAGGCAAGAGAATAATGCCTAGAGTATACAGTCCCGGTGAGGGCGAAACACGCCCTCTTGACCCTACAGCGACTGTGTATACTACACCTCAAAAGGTAGCAGATTACTTAGGCATTGGACCGCAAGAACCAGTGGTCACATCAGCAGATTCCGTATCAGATGGAGTTTTCATTACTGGTGAAGATTACCGTAGATGTGGTACTGAAGTAGATGATACAATTTTGATTTACAGTGACGCTAACCCTCTTGGTGTAGAGAAAACAATAACAGACATCAGTAATGGTGGTAGTAATGGCGTTAAGTTAACATTCACAGGCTCTTTTACACATGCTGACTTTGAGGCTGCTGATAACACATACGTGCAAAACCTGTCTTCTTTTACTAACGCAAAGGTTGGTAGACAGCGTGGTATGACAAAAGCCATTGTGCAAAATCGCATCCGTGAAGTACAGGATAAGATTGACAACATCACTCACAATGCTTGGCGACCTTACCTAGTGTCGGCTGAGTATATCAACTTCGATACTTACAAGCCTTATCGCCGCCGATACTACACAGACTATGTCGGTACTGCACCTCTTCTATTCCGTAATGTTCAGCAGATTCTAAGATTGGAACTATGGCAGGGTGACGATTATCGTGAGATAGGTGCTGCTGAAGCACGCATCACCATACCTGATGACCCAAGAAGCATAAGTGGCTCGATTGTATTTAGTCCGGGTAATGGTAGTGCTGCTATATTAACAGCAGGCACTGCTACTACTCAATGGCGCGCTGATTTCGACCTCGCTACTACCGCTCAAAACCTTGCTGACTTGATTAACAAAGAGGATAGAGTGAGTAAGGCAGCAGTCGAGTTTAGCCCAGCCTATACTTTAGAAGGTAGCACTAGTAACGTGAATGTAGACGATGAGTTCTTTGCTACCGCTAACTCAGATTATGGGACTGGTATAGTCAAGGTTACTAGTAGAAGACCAGTGAAGGCTGGAGAGACTTGTAGTATTGTATGTACAGACAGCACAGTGTCTATTTCGCAAACTCAAGTTAATACAGCAACTTTCAGTAGTCTTCTTTCTACTACAATAACTGTAGATTCTACCGATGGTTTCGCTCCTGCTGGAGTCTGTAAAGATGCTAGTGGTGATGTTTTCAGGTACACTGGGACTACTAGTACAACATTTACTGGTTGTGTCATTGTAGTGGGGAGCGCTCTTAGTGATATTAGTGGTGAAATAACCCAGCATACTCTACAAGTTGACTTACAAGGCGGTAGCGCTAGCGGAGATAACGCTCGTCTACGTGACTGGTGGATGGACTATGAAACAGGCATCATCTACTTCAACAACTCTTATCCATTCTTTGAGTGGAACGCAATCAAGGTGTCTTACATCTATGGTGAGCGCTATCTTGAAAAAGCAATAGAAGAAGTTGCTACGAAGATGGTGGTTATTGACTTATTGATGTCAGATGACCGTACTGTGTTGCTTCCCGAGGGCACTAGTAACATAGATTTGACTGCTAAAGTGCAGTTATTACAGTCTGAAATTGATAAGATTTTACCTCGTTATCAAGAGATTGTCTTGTTTGAGTGATAACTATGGCTAAGAATGCTGAGTTTTATGAGTTAATGGAGGCTCAACTCACTCCTGAAATGATGCAGCCTGAGTATCAAGAGCAACTCTTTCAGGTAATTACCAAAACACCCGAGGGTTTTCGTGCAGTAATTGAGCAACAAGAGTTGAGTCTTGAGGGAATCAACCGAAACGAAGCAGGTGATTATGAGCAGCGAGGCAAGCCTCCAAACCAAAGCGTACTTAAAGCAGCATTGGATAGGGTAGATAAGAGGATGCTTAGAGAATCCCCTGCTTTGAAAACCTACAAACTGGAGTTCAAAGGCGGTGCTCTAGTACCTGACATAAAGGCATACGAAAGGGAGGTGGAGTGATGGTAGCAACATGGACTGAATCTATAGATGTAATCTTAGAAGTTCTTGGTGACTGGAATCGTGCTAACACATCAAACATAAAGCCGATTATTGCTGACATCGCTACTGTCGGCCCTGAGCGTGGTAAGCGCATAGACATGAAGAAGTCCGACTATGTCCTATGTTATGAGACGGCGCACAATGAAGAAGCGCCTGAAATCCTCTATGATTTCGTGACAACACGTGTAAACATCACTGTTGACTTGAGAACTACAAAGTCTCGTAAGCACATGCAAGCGATGGAAAACGAGATACGTCGCCTCATTCACACAAAGCGCAAGGGAGATGGCACGTCCTTTGACCGCCTTGTTTTTAAGACTCGTACGGACCTATCAGACCGTACAAAACATCTATTTCGCAAGACCTTCCAAATCGAAGTTGTTATCTTTGCGGAGTTAGTGCCATGAGGTGAGCCGGATGCCGTCAACAGTGTATAAGGGAGATTTAACCGAAATTTCATTCGGTCACGAAACATCATTACAACTAGCACATGATTATGATGCTGGT